GAAGGCAAAAGATGTTACATGATTTGGAAGTCATGCTTGAAGGATGAACCTACAAAGTTGACTAAAGACAAAGTTAGAGTATTTCAAAGTGCTCCACTTGTCTTACAGCTTTTAATTAGGATGTATTTCCTTCCAATTGTTCGAATTATTCAAATGAATCCAATCCTTTATGAATGCGCTGTTGGTGTAAATGCAGAAGGGTTGGAATGGGATGAACTCTGGGAAGCCGCTATGAGTAAAGGTAAAGACAGAGTACTTGCTGGAGATTACAGCAAATACGATGTGCGTATGCCTGCTCAAGTCACAATTGCTGCATTTGATATTTTAATTGATATTGCAGAGAAATGTGAAGGATATACGACTGACGACATTCATTTAATGAAAATGGTTGTGCATGAAGTTGTATACCCTGTAATGGCTTATAATGGTGATTTAATTCAATTGTTTGGTACTAATCCTTCTGGACAAAACCTTACGGTTATTATCAATTCCTTAGTCAATTCTCTTTTGTTAAGAAGTTGCTTTTTCACTATTTATCCTAATAAGGATTTTAAGGAAAATTGTGCGTTTTTGACATATGGAGATGATGTTATAGGAACTGTATCAGAGTCATGTGGGAAATTTACCCATATTACATATGCTGAATGGTTAGCTGAACATGACATGAAATTCACCATGCCAGATAAAGAATCCACACCTACACATTATATGGCGGAAAAGGATGTGGACTTTTTGAAACGTAAATGCGTGTTTAATGAAGATTTGGGACAGAAAGTTGGACTTTTATCTGAAGATTCCATCTTTAAAAGACTTCATGCACATTTACTTTCTAAAGAACTTACCCTAGCCATGCATAGTGCTCAAAATATTGAGAGTTCATTGCATGATTGGTTTTACTATGGTCGAGATGTATTTGAAGATCGTAGGGGTAAGCTCCGTCAAGTTGCACAGGAATGTGAAATCGAACACCTGTGCCCTGCTCTAGAAGTCTCTTATGATAAGCGTGTCAATCATTGGCGCCACAAATATCTTGGAGAAGAATTAGAACAGGAAGAAGAAATCGTAGGCTTGGAATAGGTGCCTTAAACCTATTCACCCAGTTTTGAGTCTGGGCTCTACGGAAAAGCAAAACTTCATGTGTATATATGGATACCAGTTCTTACACAAGTTTTGTGTACTTTTGTGTGTTAGAATTAGGCTTTATACATAAAGACAATTTGCCTGCGGATTACTCCTATTTAGGAGGGAGTTTCGTCTACTCAATGTAAACTACACCACTCTTAGCACTGAGCAATGCTTAGAGATTGTAAATACCGCTTACTAATAATGTAAATAATATATATACACCGGGTATTACATACCCAACAATATTTGAAATTTTGTCAGACCTCAGGAAATATAAAATTAATCCAAACCGTTTTGATAAACTATGGCATAAGCACAGATGGGAATTAGGGAAAACTGTTTCGTCATTTGATGGAGTAGAAATTCCACCCAAGAGAATAAACGAATGCTTATTTAACCAGGTTATGGAAATCCTTGAGTGTCAAAGTGGGGAAACCACAGCAGATAATTCGCTTTTTAAAGTTGGAAGTGCATCTACTTATGAGAATGTGCAATTTTCGGATCAGCACGATCCTTATATGTACGATGTTATATCTGATATGGACCCTACGCGTTGTATGCAAGATGCAAACGACGCATCACTAGCAAACTTCTTTTCTCGTCCTATCAAAATATCTGAACAAGAATGGTCTACAAGTGTCAATTTGAACTATGATATTGATCCTTGGAGTCTATATTTTGATAATCCTCGTGTTGCTAACCGTCTTACTAATTATAATTTATTAAAGGCTAATCTTAAAGTCAAAATAGTTATAAATGGTAATGGTTTCCAATATGGAAGAATGCTAGTGAGTTATCTTCCTTTTGATGTGTATGACACATTGTCTTCTAATGCTGCACTTGTACGTGAGGATTTAGTACAAGCATCACAACAACCCCATGTATTTTTGAATCCTACAGTTTCTACTGGAGGAGAACTGAAATTACCTATGTTTAATTATCAGAATTATATAGAAATACCAGAGTCACAATGGAGTGAAATGGGACGATTATACTTTAGAACCTTGAATACTTTAAAGCATTCAAATGGTGCTACAGATGTCGTTACCGTCACAACATTTGCATGGGCAGAAAATGTATCTATGAGTGTATTAACCTCAGTAGATCAAGACACATTGTCTCCTCAATCTGGTGAAATTGAAGAGGCAAATACAAAAGGAATGATAAGTGGTCCTGCTACCTCAGTTGCTAAATTTGCAGCATATCTGAAGGGAGTACCATATATTGGTCCATTCGCTACAGCTACTGAAATAGGAGCTGGAGCAGTTGCAGGAATGGCCAAAATATTTGGTTATAGTAGGCCCCCAATCACCAAAGCACCCGAACCTCTAAGGCCCACTCCTATTAGTTCACTTGCTTTAACTAATGTGCCAGATAATGCACAGAAAGTTACAGTAGACGATAAACAGGAGTTGTCTATAGA